GGCGCAGTTGAAAAAGGCGGAGCCTGGTATACTATTAATGAAGAAAGATTACAGGGTCGTGCAAAGGCTGTGGCATATCTCAGAGATAATCCTAAAGTTGTTGATAAATTAATAAAGGACATAGATGCCAGATCTTAATGAATTTTTAAACAAAGAAAATAAGAAAGAGATTAATTCTACATTTGAACATCTTCCTGGCTTAAGGCCATGCTCTAAGTGTGAGATTGATGTAGATGGTGGGTTGTGGGATGCTGAAAATTTAATAATGAAGTGGACATGTTCCAATGGTCACGAAACAATTCACAGAATAGGATAGGAGTTAAAGTTATGTATAGCAAAAAATTACTTGATGGCGTAATGCTATACAGGCCCGATATCGATCTTGATTTTATTCTAGATGAAATCAAATCCAACAATGAAATTAAAAATTCTTATTCTAAATGGGGAGATCATGACAACTATTATCAGGCAGAGATATCTTTAGAAGATGAGTCTGATAAGGCTGGACAAACAAAATCTTTGCAAGAAATTAAAAAGCATTATGAAAAAATATTTTTTGAGTATTTAAAAGACATAAAAGACTTAAATATACTTCCTGAATTTTTAGATTACACTGGAGAGTCCCTTCGCTGGGTTGCAATAGATGGAGGGCTACTTCAAGTGCATGGCAATAGAGACGGAATCACTGAAGATGATTTTGGCCTAGGTTTTCATTTAGATATTGCGACCACAGACCTTTCTCCAGGTTACAAGCATATGTTTACAATAATTTTCTATCTAAACGACAATTATGATTACGGAGAAATATCATTTACATACAATGATCATTTTAATAGCAAGCATTTTCCAAGTAAAGATATGAAGATATTAAAGTATAAGCCAAAAGCTGGAGACGCACTAGCTTTCCCAGCCCATTTTCCACATGCAGCGTCTGCGCCTTCTGGAAATGATAGACATGTTTTTCTTTCTACCTGTAAATTTAGAATTAAAGAAGGAGAAGACATGTCAAACTTTTTGCCTAAAGACCCAAACGTTTTTAAAAAGATAAATATTAAAAAATGTGAAACAATATATATGAATGGAGAAGAGATATGATGAATTATGATTTAAATAACAAGACCACTATTTTTAAAAATTTGGTAGTTTATAAAAAATTGCTACCCGAAGTTGATAAAATATTTGAATTTTTGCAGCACACCGAGTCCTATAAAGAAAAGACTGGTGTAATGAATCCTTGGTCAGATTGGGCAGGTAATTGGCCAGGCTCAGCCAATCAGATCGACTCCAGCAGAAAAGATCAAGCGTTACTTGAAGATAACGAAGAGGTGTCAAAACAAAAATTAATGCTTGATGCTTTTTTTGAAGCATACTTTTTTGCTTTAAATGATTATATGGAAGAGTATAAAGACAAAACAAAATGGCAATATGATTTTCCACACTTTGATTTTACCCAGCACGATGTCTGGAATTTTAGCGGAATGACAATTTTAAAATATAATTCCCCAGGAACTTCAGACTTTAATTATGATTCTCTTGCAATGAATTATCACACAGACTTTCATCATGAAGATGCAGAGTCTGCGGATGCAAAGCAAGTTATTACAATTACATTTTATTTAAACGATGATTATGAGGGCGGAGAGATATCGTTTTATGATGAAGACTCAAACACTATTCACAACTACAAGCCTAAAGCAGGAGACGTTACGGTGTTCCCGTCTGCAAGACCTTTCTACCATGGAGTTCTTCCATTTGAGGGAAACCCTAGATATCTATCCAGAATGTTTTTAATGCACACACACAAAGGTTCACCAGAGTGGCTAGCTAATCAAGAAAAATTTGGAAAAGAAGAATGGTCTAAAATGGAAAATGAGAAGCTACAAAAATCTTGGGAACAAGGAGAAAATTTATTAGAGGTAGTTTTAGATGGTCAAAAGAAAACTCGCTTTAAAGCAGTGTTTGTTTCCGAGCCACCTAAATGGGTTGAGTAGATGTCTGAAAGATCTGAGGTTAAAAGAGATGGTGCAAAAGCACAAAAGAACTCAGGCCGAGGAGATTATCAAAAGGGCGATGCACAGTGGAAAAAATTTCTAATAGATTATAAAGAAGCTGGCAAATCTTTTACTTTAAATAAAGATAATTGGGCAAAGATATGTACTGATACATTTAAAGTAAACAGAGACATGCACCCAGCATTAAAGATTATAATTGGTAATGAATCAAAGGTAAGGCTAGGCATAATTGAATGGGCCGTACTTGAAGAACTTATAAATTTTTGGGAGAATAATAATGAATAAAACTGTAGTCTGTCCTAACATAGTAATATATCACAATGCGCTGGACATATGCAATGATTTAATAGATCTTGCAAAAGAGTCTGGGTCGTTAACAGAAAAACAATATCATCTGCCTCCTTCTAGGAAATGGCTAATGTACGGGTCTATTACGCAGGTAGATGGCGCAATGGACGAGAATATTTACACAGAAGATGAAGAGTCTTTAAAGCAAAAAACTATATTTAAAAAAGTATATGATGCTTATGAAATAGTATGCAATGATTTTTTTGAAAATCATTTAGATCAAAAAGATTTTCCCGATTTTGTTGAAAATTTTGATAGATCAAATAAAGAATACTGGAGGGAAAGTGGAATCAGTATATTAAAATATGACATTAAAGATCAAGATTACTATGATAACCAGGCCTCTATGATCCATAACAGAACAATGGGATACCATACTGATACTAAATACTACGATTCAGAAAGCCGTGGGGATAAGTTAATAGTGACTGTGACTATGTATCTAAACGATGAATACGATGGAGGAGAAATTTGTTTTCTAGATACAGCCACTGGAAAGCAATACGCCTATAAGCCAAAGCCAGGAGACATAACTGTTTTTCCATCTGGTGAGCCATATTGGCATTCAGTACTTCCGTCTTATAAAGCTGAAAGATACCTTGCTAGACTATTTTGTATGTATTCTTACGCTGGCTCAAAAGAGTGGCTTGCAAATGAAAAAGAATTTGGGCAAGAAGAGTGGGCAAAGATGGAGAAAGAAAGGCTACAAGAAGTTTGGGAAAGCGGATCATCTCAGACAGTCGTAGTGTTTCCAGGAGAAGAAGAGCCAAAAGATTCTCCATATAAAGTTTTAAAGATAGAGTCAGAACCAATAGAAGTAATTGCATCTATTGACCAAAACCTTGGTTAATTATATAATCTATAGATGGAGACAAGAATGCTTATGTTTATATTAGGATTAGCTACTGGGTTTGTGGTTGGCTATGGACTTGGCTTGCTTATGGGAGAATGGGATAAGAGGATTAAAAATGGCGGAAGATAAAAACACACTTCAATTAATTAGTGATATCACAGAGTTTAATGATCTGCATGAGTATATGCAGGATGAACACCTAGATAAAGCACTAGCTATTGTTGTAAAGCTATTAATGACCCCAGACGTACCGTCAGCAAAAGCCCCTATGCTTATTATGGAGCTACAGGCAATGTCTACTAAGTTTGCGGTAATGTCTTCTGTGTATTCAACCATTGCTAAAGATAAGGCGGGAACTGTAAATAACAATAAGAAGAACGTTTACTACTCAGTAAAAGAGTCCATAGACAAACTTGTAGATGCACTTAAGTATGTCGTTAGGTACAACTCATAAATGGCTAGAGATATTGTAAAGAACCTTAAGTTTAAGAAACATACTGGAAAGTTCTTTGATCCAGAAAAATTTGCATCATTGCTTGATGAGTCATATCGTAATACTAAAAGAGCAGATGGACAGATGACAAAGAAGTCGTTTAGCCCAAGCTCACTTGGATACGGGCATGGAACATGCCCTAGATATTGGTATATGGCCTTCTCAGGTGCAGTATTCATTGATGACAACGATGCTGTAGCAGTTGCAAATATGGCACAAGGAACTCAGGCTCACGAAAGACTTCAAAAGCTTATTGCTACAATGCCAGAATGGAAAGCGGAAGAAGAAGAAATTGTTAACGAATATCCTCCGATAAGAGGCTTTATTGATCTTATAATGGAATATGATGGTGAAACTGTAATTGGTGAAATTAAAACTGCTAAGCAGGAAGTTTGGGACACAAGACAATCAGAGATGAAATCTTCTGCAAACCATATGCTTCAGCTTCTTACCTACATGAAATTGAAAGATGCCAAAGAAGGATTCTTTTTATATGAAAACAAAAATACTCAAGAGATCCTCATTATTCCAATTTCAATGAATGAAAAGAATAAGCAGATAATCGAAGAAGCATTTTTATGGATGCAAGAGGTATACGACAATTTTAGAGAAGGCGATTTGCCAATGAGGCCAGCTGGGTCTTCAAAATCAAAGATGCCATGTACTTACTGTCCAGTTAAAAAAGCTTGCTATGACAAATCTGGCCCAACTGGAACCGTACAAATAGAATTGTATCAGGTGCCTAAAATATGATTTGCGCTAACGTAGATTGTAAAAAAGATTTTAAATCAAAAACCCATAATCAAAAATATTGTTCAGATGAGTGTTGCAGGGTTGCAACCAATAAAAGAATTATGGAAAAATATTATGAAAAAAAAGCAATTAAAAAAGGTGCAGTTAGGTTATGCAAAAAATGTAAAGCTCAGCTAAGTAGATATAACTCTGACCAGATATGCTCCTCATGTGTTAAAAAAACAAATTTAAAATCAAGAAAATTGTTGAAAGAAATACTAGATGAAATTGGGTAGCCTTATAAAAACAAAAGCTAATAGAGTTTTGGGAATAGACGCTTCAACCAACTCTATAGCTTTTTGTTTAATGGAAGACGACGTTCCCCTTAAATGGGGTAAGATAAATCTTGTAGGCGAAGACATATATGAAAAAATTTACGACGCAAAAAATAAAATGGCAATGATGTTAGATGAACTTAAGAGTGATTATATTGCTGTAGAAGGTGCCATACTTGTCAGATCACCTGATGCTGTGATAAAATTGTCTTATGTCTATGGAGTTGTTATTGCTGAGCTTATGTCTACTGGTGCTAAGGTTATTACTATTAGCCCATCCTCGTGGCAGGCGTACATTGGCAACAAGAATCCGACAAAAGATGAGAAGTCTGCAATAAGATTATTGAATCCAGGATACGCAGACTCTTGGTATAAGAATCAGCTAAGAAATATGAGAAAACAAAGAACTGCTGACTACTTTAATAAAAAGTATGGGTTAGAAATTGTTGATTTTGATGTTGCGGATAGCTTTGGCATTGCACATTATAGCAACCAGGTGCTTACTAAACGATGAAACTTTATCAAAGTAAAGAATGGCTTTACAGAAGGTATGTAGTTCAAAAGAAAACGGTTACAGAAATAGGTAAAGAGTGCGGTGTCTCTGCTATGACCATACAGAGATATTTACAAGAGTTTGGATTGTTGAGAAAAAAATGAGCGAGTACCCAAATAAAGATGGCGGATACCAGGCCTGGATAACAGACCTTCAGTTAATTGCAACAGAGGCTCCTTCTGGTCACAAGATTATTAGAGAGTGTTTAGAGATTGCAGAAATGCTTATAAAGAAAAATATCTCATACGGAAACTCAGCGCTAGATCCAATTCGTATATTTTCAAAAGCGGATTCAAAAGAGCAGATACGTGTAAGAATTGATGACAAATTAAATAGAATTCAAAATGACCAAGCCTTCCCAGGAGATAACGATATCGATGATTTAATTGGATATTTAATTCTTCTTAAAATTGCCAATAAGTCTTAGTCAACTAAAACATGGTATAATTTAATTATGAATGAAATAGAGCCAGCGGTTCACTTTGACCGTATGAACAAGGTTGTAGAAGAACTTTTAAAGGGAAACTCTGCAACACAGATAGCCACATCAACTGGCTTTTCCAGAAAAGAAGTTTTAGAGTTTATTGATGAGTGGAAGGGTGTTGTTCATAATGACAGCAACATTCGTGACCGTGCCAGAGAAGCAATATCTGGTGCAGACCAACACTACGCAATGCTTATTAAAGAGGCCTGGAAGACTGTAGAAGACGCAGATACGCAGGGCCAGCTTAGCGTTAAGGCAGCTGCCCTAAAGCTGATAGCAGACATAGAGACTAAAAGAATAGCAATGCTTCAATCAGTTGGTGTTTTAGAAAATACTCAGATAGCTTCTCAAATTGCAGAAACAGAACGCAAGCAAGAAATTCTGGTAGGAATATTAAAGGAAACAACCGCATCTTGCCCTAAGTGCAAAATGGAAGTGGCAAAAAGACTTTCTCAAATTACTGGAATTGTAGAGTCTGTAATAATAGAATCAGAGGTTGTGTAATGTTTGAGGGATCAAAAGAAATTGCAACAAATGTATATTTATATAAAAATTTTTTAAGTCAAGAAGAAAACTCTACCATGCTAGATCTAATACTATCTGAAAAAGAAGAGTCTTGGTATAGCGTAGGGCATGGCGAGAATGCAATTTTTATTTTAAGAACAGAAACCGTGGACCCACTGAGAGATAAAATTGCTAGTATATGCCCAGAAGGATTAGACCCAGTATTTAATTTAAATGTTAATAGGCTTAGCTCTGGGGTAACTTATGGAGAGCATGTTGACATAAATAACTCTGGGCATATCCTGGAAGCAGCAAAAAAATATATTGAAGGTGAAGATTTTATCATTGGCAATTATCCAAGATTTGGATTAGTTTATTATTTTAATGATGAATATGATCAAGGAGAGATATACTACCCAGAACTTGGAATGACACATAAACCAAGCCCTGGAGACTTAGTTATACATGCCGCAGACATATTGCATGGCACCAATCCTCCAATAGATGGAATAAGGTATAGCTACACATCTTCCTATACAGAAAAATTTAAAATGAGTAAAGATGAGCTTTGATTTTTCTGATTTAATTGATATTTTAGACGGCGAAGAGTTTGAAGAGAAGCCAGTAGATCTTCGCACATTTGTAAACGACCCCAAGTATCTAGGCTTGCCACCACTTTCAGAATACCAGTACATATTAATTGAAAAAAGTTCTCAGATATACAAAGAGTCTACTTTAAAAAAATTATTTGGTGAAGACGAAGGACATATTAGATTTAAACAAACTGCTAACGAAGTTGTTGCTCAGTTAGGCAAAGGCTCAGGAAAAGATTATTGTTCAACTATTGCTGTGGCTTATATAGTTTATTTACTATTATGTCTAAAGGACCCAGCAACATATTATGGAAAACCCCCTGGAGACTCTATTGATATTATTAATATTGCAATCAACTCACAGCAAGCAACTAACGTATTTTTTAAAGGCTTTAGAAGCCGCATAGATAAGTCTCCATGGTTTGTTGGTAAGTATTATTCCAAAGCTTCAGAAATTCAATTCCAGAAGGCAATAACAGTTCATTCTGGCCACTCAGAAAGAGAGGCCTGGGAAGGATATAACGTTATAGTTGTTATTCTAGATGAGATTTCTGGTTTTGCTATAGACAATACAACTGGTCATGATCAAGCAAAAACAGGTAGCGCTGTATACGATATGTATAGGGCATCAGTAGACTCTCGTTTTCCAGATTTTGGCAAAGTCATACTTCTTTCATTCCCCAGATTTAAGAACGATTACATACAGCAAAGATATGATGCGGTTGTAGGAGAAAAAGAAACCGTAATTAGAGATCATAAATTTAAGATGTACGAAGAGCTTCCAGACGGAACAACTGGAAATGAATTTGAAATACAATGGGAAGAAGACCATATCATATCTTATAAAATACCTAAAGTTTATGCACTTAAGCGCCCAACTTGGGAAGTTAACCCAGTTAGAAAAATTGACGATTTTAAAACAGCTTTTTACACAAATCCAACCGATGCTCTTTCAAGATTTGCCTGCATGCCACCAGATGCAGTAGATGCATTCTTTAAATCAAGAGAAAAAGTAGAGAAAGCTTTTAATGTTGGATCAATTGCAGTAGATAATTTTGGCAGACTTGAGGAATGGTTTATACCAGACCCAGATAAAAAATATTATATTCACGTAGACTTAGCCCAAAAGCATGACCATTGTGCAGTAACAATGGCTCATGTAAACAAGTGGGTTAATGTAAAAGTGACAGATACTTATTCGCAGCCAGCCCCAATTGTGGAAGTTGACGCTGTTAGATACTGGACGCCAACCGCAGACAAGTCGGTTGACTTTACTGAAGTAAAAGACTATATTCTTTCTTTAAAAACAAGAGGATTTAATATAGCAATATGTACCTTTGACAGATGGAACTCTCATGATATGATGCAACAACTAAAACAATATGGCATCAATACAGAGATTCTGTCTGTCGCTAAAAAGCATTATGACGACATGGCTATGATTGTGGCAGAAGAAAGACTAATCGGACCACACATCCCGCTACTCATAGATGAGCTGTGCCAGCTTAGAATTATGAGGGACAAAGTTGACCACCCAAGAAAAGGATCTAAAGACTTAGCTGATGCTACATGTGGAGCAATATTTAATTCAATTAGCAGAACAAGGTTTGATAACAATCAAGAAATAAATGTACACACTTATGAATCAATGAGCTATGACAATGACTTTGGGGACAAGGATGACCCAGATACAACATCTTATAATCTGATCAGAGCACCAAGAATGCCTCAAGATCTTAGAGAAGTAATGGACAGGATGCAAATAATATGAGCGAATATCAAGAGTTAGCAAAACAATGTAAGTGTTGCACTAAACATGTGCCACTTCCAACTGTTATGAAAATTTATAACGGGGTCATTGTGTGCCCAACAACATTACAAAACATAATAGAATATAGAAGATTGTGGGAGTCTTTTGGCTCAAGGCCAATGGGATCTATAAGAAAGCATTTTTCAGAGTACGTACAGCAAATAGTAGAATTGGATTTTGCTAATGATAATACTAGGGATTAATGAAACTTCCCACGATGCATCTGTATCTTTAATTAAAGATGGAAAAATTCTTTTTGCAGCACACGCAGAAAGATACAGCAAGCAAAAAAATGATTGGTATAATAATAAAGAAATTATACTTGACGCCCTAAACTACGGCACACCAGATGCGATTGCTTATTATGAAAAACCACTACTTAAAAAATCTAGAATGCTGATCCATGGCGGGGCAAGTGATTGGAAACCTTCATTTCCATTTGATGTCCCAGTTCATTATTTTAAGCATCATTATTCACACGCGACAGCTGGCTACTACACTAGTTCATTTAATGATGCCTGCATAGTTGTTTTAGATGCAATTGGCGAGTATAACACTTCAACAATTTGGGTTGGCGAAGGAGAAAAGATTAATCTTAAGTATAAGCAAAACTATCCCGTAAGCTTTGGACTTTTCTACTCAGCCTTTACAAAACTAATAGGCCTAATGCCAAATCAAGAAGAGTATATTATGATGGGGATGGCTGCATATGGAGACTGGAAAAGATATTACAAAGAGGTAGATGAGTATTTCCCAAGCTATGATCAACAAAAATATAATTTTCATAAAGGAATTACTGACTGGGGAATAGAAATTACAGAACAAGATAGGTTTGATATTGCAGCAGCAGTACAGATGGTATACGAGCAAAGGCTGAATCAGTTTATGCGTATGGCAAAATCTTTGACTGGAAAAAATAATTTAGTATTTATGGGTGGGTGTTCATTAAACTCTTCTGCAAATACATTGCTATGGAAAATTTTTGATATGATTTGGATTATGCCCAACCCTGGTGATGCTGGCAGCTCTTTAGGAGCAGCAGCTGCTTTATATGGAAAGCATTTAGATTGGCAAAATCCGTATCTGGGTCACGACTTGGGTGGCAACTACCCAGTGCAAGAAATTGTTGATGGAATTCTTAAAGATGGTATTGTTGCGGTAGCTTCGGGAAGAGCAGAATATGGACCCAGAGCACTAGGAAATAGAAGTATTCTTGCTGATCCAAGAGATCCAAACATTAAAGATAAAGTTAATCTAATAAAACAAAGAGAACTATTCAGGCCATTTGCACCAGTGGTTCTTGCTGATCATGCACACAAATGGTTTGATATGGATTTTGAAAGCCCATACATGCAATATACTGTCAAGTGTTTGCAACCCGAAAAGATACCTTCAGTGGTACATGCAGACGGAACATCAAGAGTACAAACTGTAACTAGAGATCAACATCCTGGTCTTTACAGAGCAATAAATAAATTTTATTTAAAAACTGGTGTGCCAATTTTATTGAATACAAGTTTAAATATAAAAGGACAGCCATTGCTTAATGATAAGCAAGATGCTATTGACTGGCAGGCACATTACGGATATAATATACTAACTGGTGCCAGTAGCTTAGTTGGTTAAAGCCCCGAACTCATAATTCGGTAATCGTAGGTTCAAGTCCTACCTGGCACACACCTTTGTAGCTCAGCGGAAGAGCAACAGACTTCTAATCTGTAGGTCGCTGGTTCGATCCCAGCCAGGGGTACAATGCAAAATGCATTTTGCCTCCTTAGCTCAGTGGTAGAGCAGCTCACTTGTAATGAGCAGGTCATCCGTTCAAATCGGATAGGGGGCTCGCAAGTTCCTATAGCTCAGCTGGTAGAGCAGCAGACTTTTAATCTGCGGGTCGATGGTTCGAGCCCATCTGGGGACACCAGTTATAAAAATTTAAGAGAATGGTATACT